TCCCGATGGAGATGATTTTTCACGGCGGACCTGGGTACGTTGGCATGAGTACGCAAAGTTACGCTGGCGTCAATCGCTACAACCATCCTGGGCCGACCGAACTCACAGCGATGGCGGCATTCGTCAAGACCTCGTTGGATTTGTAACCCAATCAGCCACCAGACCCCGCCAGTCCACAAGATCGGCGGGGCCTTTGTCCTTTACCACTGCTTAGTCTAGACGGATCAAAACTGGTTCGCATTGCGCGATAAGTCATGTCCAAAAAAATAGACGATGAAAGCCTGCTGGAAATACTCCAGCGCAAAGAATCCGCAGCTTCCCACTACATTCACGGCCAGTTAGGTACGGAGCGTGAGAAGTCCATGCGAGAGTACTACCGCATGCCTTACGGGAATGAAGAACCCGGTTGGAGCCAGATCGTCGCATCGGATGGGCAAGATAGTATCGAATGGGTGCTGGCCGCAATAATGAAGGTGTTCGCATCTACTGACAAAGCCGTGCAGTTTGAGCCTTCACGCGCCGAGGATGTTAAACCAGCAGAACAAGCGACGGAAAGTTGCAACCACGTTTTCTTTAAGCAAAACGACGGATTTCTTGTCTTGTACACCGCCATCAAAGACATGCTGAAGGTGAAGAACTGCGCGGTGATGTGGCGCAAGGAGACTAATGAAGTTGTTTCGTCCATCCCGTTCAAGGGCGCTACTGAAGAGATGTTGGCAATGCTCTTGCAAGAGGAAGATGCAGAGATTGAGCAGGCAAGCCCTGCGCCTATCCTAGGCCCTCAGGGGCAGCCTCAGATTGACCCTTACACCGGACAGCCCGCCATGGGCTACAACGGGCGTTTGAAGAAGACGGAGAAGCGCACCATTGTCAAAGTCGAAGCGTTTAACCCAGAGGATTTGCTGGTTGAACGTGATTGGACTTCGCCACTGTTGGCCGAATGCCCGTATGTAGCCCGACTGATGCGCGTCACCTTGTCTGACCTGAAGAACATGGGCTTCAAAGGCGTAGAAGCCGAGGATTTGCGCGCAAGTGACCAAGTTGGAAACAGTGCAGACGCATCGTTCAGGCTCAACAAGACAAACCAAGAAGATGCCACGTTTGCCGACGAACTGGACAACCGGCAGTCTGAAGATGATTCCATGGCAGAGGGCTGGTTGCGCATGGAATACGTCATGGCTGACGTTGACGGGGATGGCATTGCAGAGCGCTTGGGCATCTACCGCTTGCACGACAAGATTCTGAGCAAGGAAGTTGTCTCGCATGTGCCAATCGCCACCTCTTCGCCCATTCTGAACACGCACCGATGGGACGGTCAGTCTTACATGGACGTTGTGAGCGACTTGCAAAAGCTGCACACAGAGATTCTGCGGCAGACCCTGGACAACCTGAAGCTGACGAACAACCCGCGCAAAAACGTGCTTGAGAACAGTTCGGGCGCTTTGCAGGCCAACATTGATGACCTGCTTGATTCACGCATTGGTGGCATTGTCCGGGTGCGCTCTGTAGATGCCGTTACAGACAACGTGACGCCCTTCACAGGCGCTGCAAGCATGCCAATGCTGGAGTACATCCAGGGAATGCGCGAGAACCGCACGGGCGTTTCTAGAAGCTCTCAGGGCCTCAATCCTGACAGCCTGAACAACACCGCTACGGGTCGGGCAATGGACATTAGTGCAGCACAGCAGCGCACGGAGATGGTTGTCCGAATCATTGCCGAAACTCTGGTTAAGCCCATCTTCCTCGGCATCCTCAAGACTTTGACCGATGGCGGCATGGAGAAGCTGGCATTCCGTTTGCGCGATGAGTTTGTGGAGTACGACCCGAACGAATGGCGCGACCAGTACAGCATGACTGTGAACGTGGGCCTAGGAACTGGCGACAAGGCGCAGCAAGCAGCTCATTTGGTGATGATTGGGCAGGTGCAGCAGCAAGGTATGGCAATCGGCATGGCAACGCCCAAGCAGCTCTACCACACAGCTACCAAGATGGTAGAGAACGCAGGCTTTAAAGACGTGCAAAACTTTCTCACTGACCCAAGCACACAGCCGCCCAAGCCGCAGCCCCCACCTGAAGCAGTGCAGATTGCTCAGATGAAGCTACAAGCGGACGGCCAGAAGCACCAGGCAGAGCAGCAGTCCGACATCCAGAAATTCCAGGCTGAGACGCAAATGGCGCGTGAGATTGAGCAGATCAAGGCTGACGCCAAGCTGCAAGAGACTCGCGCAAACCTTGAGCTTCAGGCAGCGAACGACCAGCGTGATTCGGAGCGCGAACAGTTCAAGGCTCAGATGCAGATTCAGATGGAGCAGCAACGCTTGGAGTTTGAACGCTGGAAGGCTGAACTTGATGCGCGTGTGAAGCTGCGAATTGCCGCTATCGGAACAGAGCAATCGGGCGACGAACTGCTGGCCGAGGTTGGCAACGAAGAAGCCATGACAAATGAAAGCCCAATGGACAAACTAGCAGGGATGCACATGCAGACGTTACAGATGATTGGACAACTTGCGGCACAGATGAATGCGCCTAAGGTGATCGTGCGTGACCAGCAAGGCAAGGCGATTGGCGTTCAAGGAGTGCAGCAATGAGCGACCATGTAACTCTAAACCCTGGCGTCGGTGGCGCAGTTGTCGCAACTGATGATGTTGGTGGAGTTCAGTACCAGCGCGTCAAACTAGATTTAGGTGCTGATGGTCAGTCAACACCTGTAAGCGGCTCCTTGCCCGTTTCTGCTGCCTCCTTGCCCCTTCCTACGGGTGCTGCTACAGAGACGACCATTGCAGCCCTGCAAACCCTGTTGACAACCATCGCAGGCACGATTGCACTGCATGACGCACCGTTTGTGCCTGGCTCACCCGGCCAGATCATGCTTGGTAAGCGGATGGACTCCGATAGCACCACAGTGGCTGATGGCGATTTGAATATGTTCAACATGGATGAAGAGGGACGGCTAAAGGTAGCCAGCAAGCCAGCAAGTTACACGCCGACAGTCGGTAACGTCACCTCTGCGACCAGCACGGTTTCCATCAATACGACTCGATTTTCTAACTTGATGATCCACTGCACCGGCACGTTCGCAGGCGCAAACTGTACCTTTGAAGGCTCGCTGAATAGCACCAATGGCACAGATGGCTCTTGGTTCGGTGTGCAGGCTATTCGATCAAACGCCAACACCATTGAAACAGTCACGGGCGTCTTGGGTGCTGCCCCTGCTTACGCTTGGGAATTGTCGGTAAACGCTTTGACTTGGTTCCGTGTCCGCGCTACTGCCTGGACTTCTGGCACTCAGGTGTGGACGATGATCCCCGGCACCTACGCAACAGAGCCAATCCCCGGCGCACAGATCAGCGGCACACAGCCTGTATCCGGCACGGTTACTGCTACGGTCACACCTCCAGCACCTGCTACGCCGTACTTTCTCAACTCAGCCGCCACGACTAACGGCGCTCTTGTCATCACTGGCACAAGTGGCGTTCATGCCTTGTGGGCAACCAATGAAGGCGCAGCGACTGCTTACCTGAAGCTCTACAACAAAGCCACAGCCCCAACAGTTGGGACTGATGTGCCTGAAATGATTATCCCCATCCCTGCTGCTGCTTCGGGCGTGCCTGGCGTGGCTAATCCCAGCATCGGTTTCAGTGGCTTTAGGTTCGCTTTGGGCCTGGGCATTGCTGTAACTGGTGCAGCGGTTTACACCGACACGACTGCGGTGGCTGCTGGTCAGGTGAAGGTAAAACTTAGCCGGACTGTCTGATGCTGCTAATCCTCAGCTCTCTGTTTGAATCATCGGGGGTTGTCGATCCTCCGGTGGCTGAATCTGGTGGGTTTGACTTCACACCCAAGCGTTCGTTTGTACGCAGGGGCAAGAGGATTCACCTGTTCAACAACCATCAGGAAGCAGACGACTGGCTAGAAGCTGAAGAAGCGGCAGAGCAGGCGATAAAGGAAGCACAGAAGACCTCTAGAAGGGCCAGAAAGCGGCTCAGGGAGCGCGTTTATCGCGTGGTTGATGTGGCGCCAGTGGAAACGCTGGAACTGCCTCTAATCGCCTCTATGGTTGGTCAGTATTCCCTGCCGGTTGATCTTCCGGCGCTCATTAAGCAAGAGGCATGGGACAGGGTTTTGCAGGTTCACGCGCTGGCGATGGAAATGCAGGATGAAGAAGAGATTGAATTGCTCTTGCTCTGGTAAGCCTTTACCAAAAAGCACAATGCTTGCATGACTGAAAACCAGACTATTCAGCGCGGCAAAGACGCACAGGCAATTCTTGACTCGGAAGTGTTCAAGGATGCGATGGGTGCGTTGAAGTCGTCCGTGTTGGAGCAATGGAAGTCTTGCCCTATTCGTGATGCGCAGGGCCAAGTGCTTTTGCTGCAACTCGCCAAGCTCTGCGACAAGTTTGAAGGCGTATTGACTGGCATGGTTCAGAACGGCGCTTTCACCGCTGCAAAGATTGATTTGGACAAGTTGCGTGATGAGCCGGTAACACGGCAGTTCATGCGCAAAGTTTCGGGTTACTGATTGCCGGCCAATCACCTGGCCATTCCGCGTCCGCTGAGAAGCGCCGCATTCCACTCTGGTGATTGAGGGGTGGATTTGACTGAAAGAACTATTGTGAGCGAATACGCAGCCCCGGCAGCACTCGAATCCAATGGACTAGCCGACCTTGCTTCTTTTCTGGACACGCCTTCCGAGGCACCCGACGAAGAAAACGAAGCAAACCCCGCTGACGAATCGACCGGCGAAGAAGCCGATAGCGATCCCGAGGCAAACGACGAACTGGACAACGAAGAATCTGAAGGCGATGAGCCGGAAGAGGAAGAAAAGCCAGCACCCGTCGCAAAAATCACCTTCAAAGTGAAGGCTGAAGATGGCACAGAAGAGACTGTTGAAGCTACTCCAGAAGAGTTGGCGTCCAGCTATATGCGCCAGAAGGATTACACGAAAAAGACAACCGCGTTAGCTGCGCGTGAGTCCGAAGCGGTGCAACTCCTAGCAAGCAAACATGAAGAGATGCGAGCCTCGTATTTGTCGCAAGCAGAGCTAACGCGGTCTGCTATTGCGAACATGGCTGGCATCAGGTCGGAACAGGAAATGGCCCAACTGGCACAGACTGATCCGGCATCGTGGGTGGCAGAGAACCAGCGACAGCAGAGCATCAATAACTACTTGCAAAACCTCGATCAACAGATCAAGGGAGAAAAGCAGCAGGCAGCGCAGCAACTTGAGCAAGCTACTCAAGCACAGCGCGCAAAGATGTTCGAGCAGTCATGGTCAGAGCTTCAAAAAGACGGCATTGATAAGCCCAAGTTACAGGCGATTTACGGCGACGTTTCAAAGACCTACGGATTCAGCGATGAAGAACTCGGGTCTGTGATGGATCACCGCATGGTCAAAGTAATGCGGGATGCAGTCGCCTATCGCGCACTGAAAGCACAGAAGCCCGAAGTCGTGAAGAAGGTTGCCGAGGCTCCAAAGATGCCATCCCGACAGAACCCACCCGCGAACGAACGGCGCGACCGAGAGTTGGACAAGAAGTTCAGTTCAGGCCGCGCAAAACTTAACGACTTAGCCGCATTACTGCGGTAACCGGAGCATTTAACATGGCAGTTCCTACCAATCTATATCAGCGTGATTCGCTGCGTGGCGCTCGTGAAGACCTGATCGATAAGATCTTCAACACTTCGCCCACTGAAACCCCTCTGACCTCCAGCTTTGGCCGCGTGACCGCCACCAGCGTGACGCACGAATGGCAACGTGATGCACTCGGTGCAGCCAACAAAGACAACGCCATGATTGACGGTGATGATGCTGTTCTGGACGCGCAAGTGGCAACCGACAAGGTTGGCAACCACATGCAAATCTTCTCGAAGAAGCCTGGTGTTTCTCGCCGTGCCAACATCGTGAAAAAGGCAGGCCGTGGTGCTGAACTGGCCTATGTCAAAGCCAAGGCCATGCTGGAGCTGAAGCGTGACATTGAAGCAATGGTGGTTTCCAAGAACCCTGCTGTTGCATCTACGACTTCGGTGGCAGGCAAGTCTGGCGGCATGGGTGTGCAGCTCTACACGAACACATCGCACGGTGTTGGTGGCTCTACTACCTCTTGGACTTCTGGTGCTCCTACAGTGGCTCCTGTGGCTGGTACTGGCCGCGCTTTCACTGAAACCCTGGTGAAGGCTGTGTGCCAGTCCATCTACTCTGCCTCTGGCCAGTTCGTGGAGCAAATGGTGATGAGCCCGTACCACAAAGGTCTGTTCTCGGCATTCACTGGTATCGCCACCAATCGCAGCGATGTGAAGTCCAAAGCTCAGGCCACCATTACCGGTGCTGCTGACGTGTATGTGAGCGACTTCGGTGCGATTTCTATCGTCCCGCACTACCTGATGGTCGGCTCTACCGATGTTTTCCTGCTCAACAGTGATTACATTGATATGGCCTTCTTGGATGGCTTCCAATCCTCTCCTCTGGCGAAGACTGGCGACAGTGAAAAAGTGCTGATCACCGCTGACTGCGCGCTGGCTGTTCGTGCTTCGACTGCTCAGGGCAAGATCAGCGATTTGATTGCAGCCTAACGGCTAACGGATAGAGTCCGCAAAACTCCGGTGGGGTGTGATGCCCCTCCAAATTAAACGATGTGAATCGCTGGAGCAAAAGATGGAACTGCTGGAAAACTTCACGCTTGATGAAGGCGTAGACGCATACGGGGTGCGCAAAGAAGTCACGTTTGAGGGTGACCAGGCGGTTACCAAACTCACCTACGATGCAGCCCCCATGCTTGAGGCGGCACATGCAGAGCGCATTGCTACTGCCGGTGATAGCTGGGGCGAGATGCGCAAAGTAGGAACTATCCCTATGGTTGAACTCAACCGCATCAATGCGACATGGCCCGGTGCCGAGGATCGCAAATTCCAGGTATTGCTGTGGCTCAAGGCAAACCCCCGCATGGTCACCTTTGACAAGTTTTTGAAATAAAAATGCAAAAGTACACCGAATCAATCTTGATGCGCTCGCAATCAGGCGTACTTGGTACGCTTGATGGCGCGACAATCTATGTAACTGATGCGGTGACTGGCGCAACGTCTGTTATTTATTCTGATAACGGCGTAAACGCAATTGGAAACCCCACGGTATCTGACGCATACGGCAACGTGTCGTTCTATGCGGCTGATGGGCGATACAACATCACGGCAACCAAGACCGGCTATTCGACAGTTTCGATCTACGATGTGTTGCTTGAAGACCCGGCAGACGGTGGCGTTTCGCAATTGGCATACCTCCCCGCAGGCACAGGCGCTGTTGCGACTACTGCTCAAAGCAAGCTGCGCGAGTCCGTTGGCGTCAAGGATTTTGGGGCGGCTGGTGATGGCGTTGCCAATGAAGTGGCCGCGTTTACGCTTGCAAAAATAAACGGCAAGCCGGCAATTATCCCATTTGGCTCTTACAAATTCGAAACTGCGTATGACTCTGGGAATACGCCGTTGGTGGCATTTGGGGCGACGATCAATGCAGACGTACCGGATACCACCTACCTGCGCAGCTATATCGACCTTGGACAAAAGGCGATTTATCGAAAATCGATCCGTGGCGCATCCGAATATGCGGGCACGCCGACCTCCTACACCTACCTTTTTGATCTGGTAAGCCTCAACTTGCAGCACAGCAACGCGGCAGGCTACCAACAAAGTTTGGTTAGCGACTCTGGTGGACGTACATCGGTGCCGTGCATCTTCATCGAGGGCACCCATAGCGGATACGGCGACATGCCGGGGACAAGTGTCCACTACACGATTTCCAAGCACGCCGGGGCGGCATCGACAACCTTCTGGACTGGCAATAATTCCATTGTTGCCCACGATGCCGACATGCAGGCGATGACCAGCGATGTCAACCTGTACGGGCAGGAATACAACTTCACCGACAACGGGTTTGCCAGTGTCAACGCTATCGGCTCGGTGCTGAACTTCTTTCGCACCAACGGCGCAGTGCCGACAAAGGGCAACGTATGGAGCGGGGTTCGGCTGCAATCGCTGGGCGCGCAGTATTCCGACAGCGGGTTTTCAGTAAATGGCAAGTGGAAAGTGGGATTGGATTTCTCTGGTTCTAACCTGGAAAACAACTGTGCCATCGCGCTCAAGGCCTCTGATCGGCTGTATTTCGGCGTGGCCGCATCCACATTAGCATCTGGTGGCTATGCCAATGTTCTGCCAACTAATTACGTTGATTTCAGTTCGTCAAAGTACAACTTCACCGCCAACGGCGTTGCCGCGTTGCAAATATCTGATACGTCTGTTTTAAGCACCCCTATACATACGCTCACTGCGTCGTTCAACGTCCCAAGCTCTGGCAACATCATCGCAACAGTCGGCGCTGCTGGGGCTGCATCGGCGCTTCCTGCCAACCCGTTCACGTATCTGAAGATAAAAATTGATAGTGCGACTTACAAAATTCCCGTTTACAACAACTAAATACCAGCCATGCCAGAACCTACAGTCGAAATCATCAAACCGCCCTGCGTCTTGCCGCATGCAGATGTGCAGAAATTCCTGCTTGAAGTCATCGCACAGGCGCAATTCCCAGGTGCTATATCTGAGTTTGTATCGGGTGTAAAAGCTGCAATAAGGGATGCTGATATAGCAAACATAAATACGAAGCCTGGCGCTGGTATAAATAAAAAATGACACAACCAAATTACGCTCTTGTTATTGAGGCTATCAAATGCCAATAATCATGCCCTACATTGCGCAGTCATTTTCGCTGACATATCAAACGCTTAAATCAGAGGTTGCGAAGTACCTGCACCGCACAGACCTGACTGCGCAAATCCCTACTTTTGTTGGCCTTGCTGAAGCGTATCTGTTCCGAGAACTGAGCATTAAAGAACTTGAGATTTCCGTTACTGGATCGACCATTGACGGCTATGCAATCCTGCCGTCTGACTTTGGCACACTGTCAAAAATCTCGATCACCTCTAATGGATCGTCGCGTCTGCTGGACTACATCGCACTGGCTGACGTATCTACAGAGATTGACGCGTCACCGGGTTTCTACAGCTTCGAGAATGGCAAGTTGCGCGTATGGGGCGCGGGTACGGGTCAGCCTTACACGCTGTTCTACATCCCAGCTGTTGTGTCTTTGTCGGATGCAGCGCCTACAAACTGGTTACTAGCAAACGCTCCTGACTTGTACCTTGACGCATCGGCGCTTGAAGGTGCGCGGTACTTGCGAGACTCGGCACAGATTCAATTTCTAGGCCAAAAGGTTGGTGCGGGTATTGAGTCCGTGCGCAACTACACCAAGCGCCGAACCATCCCATCAGGTGGCCGTATGCAGATTCGGGCGCGGTGATGGAAAAGCTACTTGGATTTGTCCCAGACGCCGACCCTTCGGAGGCTGGCGTTATAACGGACTGCGACAACTTCATCCCCTACGAAAAGGGCATGCGTGGTGCACCTATTGGCCTAACCCCGGTTGGCGTTCCTGCACTTTCGGCGTCCTGCCTTGGCGGCATTGTTATCACAAAGCTGGATAGCACCAGGCGCATCTTTGCAGGCACTCAAACGAAGCTGTATGAGCTTGTCTCTGCCGTGTGGACTGATGTTTCCACCGGCTCATATTCTGGCGGTACAGACTCGCGTTGGTCTTACACGCAATTCGGCGATGCAACCCTCGCAGCGAATCAGACGGATGTAATCCAACGCTCTACAGGCGCGGGGTTTACTCCAGTGGCCTATGCGCTGAAGGCCAAGATTCTGTTTTCGGTTGGTGCGTTTGTCATGGCGCTGGACACCTCAGACGCGACCTACGGCGTGTCGTCTGATCGCTGGTGGTGTAGTGCTACGTTCAACGATTCTGACTGGACGCCATCCCCGACTACGCTTTGCACAACGGGCAGGCTTGTAAGCTCTCCCGGCAAGATAACGGCAGGCGGAAAGCTCGGCGAATACGCGGTTGTCTACAAAGACAAAGCCATCCATGTTGGTCAGTTCGTCGGCGCTCCTTCTGTATGGGATTTGA